GGTGGTCTACCATCACGGTGAAGTATCTCTCGCAGATACAATCGTAAAGTTGGCGAATGACTATACGGGTTCTAACAATATCAATCTCCTAGAGCCATGTGGTCAGTTCGGTACACGACTCATGGGTGGCAAGGATGCTTCCCAAACCAGGTATATCTTCACACGTTTGACTGCAGATGCTAGACGTGTGTTTGATGCTAAGGATGACGCCATCCTCAACTACCTCGATGATGATGGTCGTTCCATCGAACCAGAGTTTTATATGCCAACTATTCCAATGGTTCTCGTGAATGGTACAGAAGGTATTGGTACAGGATTCAGTTGTTATGTTCCACCATTCAACCCCAAAGATATCAAACAGAACATTCTTAACGTTATCAGTGGGAAAGCCATCAAGAGAATGAAACCATGGTTTAGGGGTTTCAAGGGTCGTATTTTTGAACAGGATGATGTTTGGGTCACTGAAGGTGTTTGGAATATAATTGGTAAAACAATCAAGGTATCTGAGCTACCACCAGGTCGTTGGACCCAAGACTATAAGGAACACCTCGATACCCTCGTTGAAAAGAAGGTCATCAGTGGTTTCACCAATAACAGTACAACAGAAGATGTTGATTTTGTTATTCAGGAGTACACTGGTAAAGATATCATCAAGGACCTCAAGCTTCAGAAGACACTTCGTACAACAAACATGCACCTCTTTCATCCAACCAGGGGTATCCATAAGTACACCACACCAGAACTCATTCTAAAAGACTTCATTGAACTTCGTAGGGACTATTACGTAAAACGCAAAGAGCATCTCATCAAGGTTCTCGAAACCAAAGCTAAAATGTGTGATTATAAATCCCGCTTTGTGACCATGGTTATCAATGGTGAAATTGTGGTATTCCGTCGCAAGAAGCAAGAACTCGAGAATCAACTTTCAACCCTCTTCCCACGAATTGGTGGAACCTACGATTACCTCCTAAACATTAGAACTGTTCAATACACAGATGAAAGTGTTCGTGAACTTCTTAAGGAATCCAAACAGGCGAAAACAGAACTCGAGATTATGACGACTACCACTCCAATGAGTATGTGGGAGAATGATATTAAAAATATGTAGACAATAGATAAGTATGGGTGAAGCTGCAAAGATTTCTCTCAAAGCTATTGGAAAACAGGATACACACCTACTTTCCAAAGACCCAGAAGATTCATTCTTTAATTATAAGAATGATAAGATACACTCAGATTTCAGAAAGTACCATAGGAGTCGTAAGATTATTAATCCCGGTGCTATAACAGGTTGGCCATTTGGACAAACTATCAAGGTTCAATTCAATCCTCAAAACATGGGAGACCTTTTGAGCAACATGTGGCTTAGTATTACAATGCCAGGTATTTCAACACCAAATAATACTAATTATGCCGACCAATTGGGGAGGCATATACTGAAAAGTGTCACGATGGTTGTAGATGAGTTAGAAGTTGAAACAATCCATGATGATTGGGGTATTCTTTATGATGAACTTTATTTAGAAATGTCTGAAAAAGTAGCTAATAGATTTCTTATAAATAGAAACATAGGTTATGATGATTCCACACTAGGCAACTTTAAAGGTCTTGCACAGTATTCTGCAGACCTTATGATTCCTTTACACTTCTTCTTTTCTAGGAAATATGCGAGTGATGAATATTCTTCGAATAAACCAAATCGTCCGTATTTTCCCGTGTGTGCCGTGCATCGCCAGAATATCGAGTTTGTACTCGAATTCCATGAAAAAACGTTTTTCACTAATACGTCGGATACAATTTCACTACCAGAATTTAAACTCATAACGGAGGAAATCACAGTGTCACCCGAAGAACGTCAATATTTAGCAACTGAGAGACAAACATTCATAACTGATATTGTACGCAAACATCCTAGTATTATAAGTACACCAAATGATACAATGATTCGAAACAATCTCGTCCCCAACATTCCAGTCAAATGTATTCATTGGTTTTTAAGAAACACTAAATTCGAAGATGCAACTGAGTCAACTGGTGGTAAATCTTTACATGAAGAAATGTCTTACCAAAATCGTTTCAATTTTTCATCTAATGTAAACTTTGATGAATTACAGACATTCTTCTATCCCATAATGGATGAAGCAAGTTTTTACATAAATGGAAACAGATTACCTAATGTTTCTAAAACAAATCACCATTATTACAAATACTTAATTCCATTTAGAAATAGATTAGCAAGGCCTATCAGAAATATATATACGTATAGTTTCTCGATGAATCCGATCAATGTGGAGCCATCGGGGAACTTGGATTTTAGTCAAATAAAATCTGATAAAACATCTATAGAAGTGAAGCTTGATACATCAGCCACTTCACTTGTAGATACCTCTAGTAATAATTATTCCCTAAACATGTATTACACGGGTTATCAGACCTATATATTTGAAAAGGGATTCATGTCACTTGCTTATTAAACAGGGAAGTCTTGTTAGTAGAGATGTAGTCTATAATATTATTCTTAATACACCATTTGATGAAGTTCAACTGTGCCAGAGTTGTATGAATTTCATGAGATGTTCCGGGAATAGTATATGGAAACTTTTGTGAACGACAAAATGGGTCAAAGAGTTTTTTACTGTACCCATCAAGACTTGATTTATAGGCACAGTGGACGGTAAATAGTTTTCCGTCATGGGTTGTGTACATCGTGTTGTTTTTTTTCGCATAGTTTGTGATAAACCACTCGAGATTTCGAAGTGAAATACCACTGGTTTTATCTAAAATGTTCATTAACTTAGTTCGATTCTTTTCTTCATTGTAAAAAGTGTTTATTGATGTTAGTAGAATAGTCGATTTACTCATTATTGAATGAATGGACACAAATCTATAAGTTCGTTTTTATTTTCACACCCCGGACACCCTTTTACAAACATTTGTTCAGGTCCATGGGTATGGGTATTCTTACTAGAAAGTTCTCGTTTTTTTATTTTTTCACCTTGAGCTCTATGAAATTTACAATATCCACCCTCGAGAGCTCTAAAGGCACATCGCCGATTGATCCCATCCTTTGCCATTCTCACACCTTTGCAAATATGGTCATTATTTGTATCAGTCAAATCTCTCAATAGCAAGTCTAGAGGAATAGCATGTACTTTTGATATATCTTCGAGTTTTTTATTCAATCTTTCAGTATAATTTTGATTCACTTCTTCATCCACCATCTCGTAAATATGTTCACTGATAGCATCATCAATCATTTCGGGAAGTTGGTCATAAATCAACTTCTTGATATTTTCAATGACAATCTTTGTGATTTTGTTTTTTGCTGTCATGTCTTGTCTTATTACTCTATTGCGTGTAGCTTTTAAATAGGTCTTCAACAGAGTTCTGCTTTTGTCTGAACAGTTTGATCCTATCTCGTAATTCTACCACTTTACCTTCATCGCTGATATTGTTCTTTTGACATTCCTCGATAAGTTGCTCCCTTTTCATGGTACTCAGTGCTGGTCCAGTGACCTTCTTTGGGGGTTTATATTTTTCTATAATCTCACCAAATATCTCTTGTTTGGTATTTCCAAAGAGAGGATCGAGAAGATCACACACCGGGTTTAGGAACTTATTCACAAAGTAGTAGTGGTAATCCACCGGAATGTTATTCTCTTCTACATACTTGGGGTCTTCCGATTTTTCAAAAGCCTTCGCCCTTGGGTTATCTGTTTTTGTAAGAATATAGGGTACACGGTCTCCAGATTGTGGCTCCGACCCAGGTTTCCGTTGTCTCATCTTGTTTACAACCTGTACGTGTGCTTGGTTGATATTTATACTTTCGGGGCTAGTGATAGAAACACTCTTCCCACCAACTTTATAACTGTCAGAGAGACCTTGACTTAAAATAAGTTGGTCATTTGAAATTTCACCACCTAGAAGTTCATTAGCGCGTTGCCTCGCCAACTCCATTGGTGGACCCGGGTCTTCAGAAGTTAATACAACATCCAGCAGTTCCTTACATACTTCTCTCATATGGGGTGTATTATCTCTGCGCACAAGTTGAAGACCCTTGACGTCTATATAATCCATGTTCATATTTCCATCCTTCCCCTTTGTCCACAGCTTTGCAGCATATCTCTTTTTCGAGTAGAGAAAATACGGCCAGTAGACTTTCTCAAGTTCTAGGTTATTTGGTTTTTTGAAAAGAGCACTACACTCTTCCGCCGCCCTCTCACCAATCTCCCAACTATACTCGATAGCTTCTACACCTTTACGGTCCCCTACATCAAACTCGACCATAACGGAATCCGTGTCACCGTACCTCACCTTTGCACCAGGGAAGTTTGCCTCAACATACGTCTTAGTCTCTTCAATCATACCACGCCCTCTACATGTTGTCGTAGATGCGATTGGAACACATGGGAGAATACCCTTACCTGCACCAGTGAAACCATATACAGAGTTCATGGAGACTTTGTATGCCAACTGTTTACCATTGTATACCTCTTTCATAGAACCTGTCGCAGCCGCCATATCTCTCTTAGCCTTTTTACGAAATTGTTTAAGCTCTGCGAGAATCGCTGGTAAGAGACTGGGTACATCTTGTGCAAACTTATACGTTTTGTCACCAATGTCGAACGTTTCGTAAGTAATACCAGGGATATTACCGTAGCGTCTTTCATCCATCACATATGTAGAATAACACAAGTTGTGTGCCATCATTATAGATGGATACAGAGCCTCAAAATCAAGGGCTGTAATTGGTGTATAGTATGCACCTTTCTGTGCCTCTAACACAGTTGCTCCTTCATACTGCTCTTCAGGGAGTGAACCATACTTAATCGTTGGTACCATATACCCCAACTCCCTAGCCTTTTTCGTTAATTGACTAAACACCTTAATTTGCTGACCTCTTTCAACAAGAAATGATACAGGTACCCAGGTTGCTTTAGCCATCTCTACAAGGTTTAATAAGGTGCACAGTTTTTTCATGAGTTTGTGGGGTAAGAGTGTATCCTTGATACAGTATTCAGCAACATCTCTCAGTTTTACAGGGTCACCTTCTAGAAAACGAGCAAACATTTCTTTTGGGGTCATGTCAATCTTTTGGTCACCCAAATACAACTTTGAAACATTGTTCAGGCTATAGGAATCCAACTTGTACCCTTTTTTCACTTCATGAAATAGGTCGAAAATGAAACGCCCAGCCATGGGTAAAAGCTTCAGATAGTTATCACCCAATGCACTTGAGCTCAATTGTTTCATCAATAAATGACACTCAGTATCGTTGAGTTTACCAAGCTGATAAAATTCAACTCCACACCCAACCATAGCAGCACGTTTGTAAATATATTCAAGATCAAACCCAAATATATTCCACCCAGTAATAATATCAATATCTTTCTCATTTACGTACCTTTTAAACGCTAGAAGCATTTCTCTTTCAGTATCAAAGCTGATAATATTCGAACCTTCTATGTTTTTGTCGGTTTTTTTAAAACACAAACAAGTCTTGTCGTATGGTTCATCACTCCCAAATTTACATAAGGAAATTGCAATCTGAAAGCATGCATCATCAGGAACATTTGGATCTGGAAATTTACCAGTAGAGCTATTACACTCAATATCAAATGATGCAACCACAAATGGAGCCATATCATCACGATCGACAGGTTTCAATGTTGACCACTCGTTACACCACAAGTCAATGTCAGTCTTAGAAAGGTGAGACCGAACGCAACTATCACCACTGTCTAACCAACCAGTAGATTGAATCCCAGTTCTATGCATCAATCTCAGGACAGGGTCAATATTAGATTCGTATACATGGTACTTTTGGAATTCCCTATTATACATAAAAATCGAGTTAACCTTTCGTCTATGCTCCAGTGATTTGAAATTCAAATGCATGAAGTGAAATTCCTCATTATTTTGAAAACCCCAAACATCCTTCTGTCTTGTCAGACTATAACCCGTCACATGGTCTTTCCTCAGCCTGTTGATGTCATCGTATAGACGCTTAACGTCCTGTTGTGTTGTACCCTTTGGAAGTTTCACAAAGAAATATGGATCGAATGTTGTAGTTACACAGACCGACCTACCATTCTCGGTCTTACCGAAAATACTGATTTGATGTTCACCTTCAACATCTCGTGCTTCCCATGTCAGAGCTTGGAATACTACCATATGTATACTATGAGCCAAAATTTTAATATCGTTTATTAATAAATGTCAGCTGCTTTGATTGAACTTGTTTCGGTAGGAGCCCAGGATGTCTACATCACAGGTGATCCCCAAGTCAGCTTCTTCCGTCAAAACTACAAACGTTATACCAACTTCGCCATGAAGCCCGAGCGTATGGATTACATCGGTACCTTCGGTGCTAATAACGAGATTGCTATTCCCATTCGCTCTAAGGGTGACCTCATGAGCTATATCTGGATTGAAGATAGCCTCGTTTCTAACGTACAAAATAACCCAGATGGCCTTTTCTCATCTACAGCAAACAACCCCACTGAGTTTGCATTGTGGATTGGTGGCCAGAAGGTTTGCCAACTCGATTCCCTCTTTATTCAAGGTGTCCACAACCCCCTCATGCGTGATAGTCAAGCGAAGTCATCGATGTGTGCCTCGACTGCGACCCTGAAGTCTAACCATGGTGGTGACCATTACATGATTCCTTTCTTCTTTGGTGAAGATTACACTAAGTGCCTACCTCTTGTGGCGCTCCAGTACCACGATGTTGAGATTCGCATCAAGTGCCGTGATGGATACACCCCCGTTGGTACTCCCAAAATTTGGGGTAACTATGTGTATTTAGACACAGATGAACGTAAGTACTTCACCGACACTGAGCATGAGATGCTCATCACCCAAACCCAACACCAACTCGCGGCTAAGGAAGACACTGATATTGACATCAGTTATTTCAACCACCCCGTCAAGTCGCTCCACCTTGTCTCTGGTAACACTACTACAGGTGCTGATTGGGACACGGCGTTCAACTTCGATAAGTCTTCCCTTTACATCAACGGTACAGCTCTATTCGAAGAAACTTCGGCCCTGTACCACCACACTGTCGTGCCAGAAATGCACAGCACCGACCTCCCCGACGATGTCCTCGAGGATTTGCCCACTTACACGTGGCCATTCTGTATCAACCTCAGTAAGATGCAGCCCACAGGTACTCTCAACTTCTCTCGTATCGATAATGCCAAGCTTTCTCTTGTAAACCCAACAGGTGGTAACGCTCTTCATCGGGTCTATGCGGTCAACTATAACATCCTTCGTATTAAGGATGGTATGGCTGGTGTTGCATTTGGTAACTAAACCAAACCTAAGTCATATGTATATAACTTTAAAATCACGTAAAAAATGGTAAAGACGAAAGTTCGTAAAACACCTACTCTTGACGCTGTTCGTGGAGTGAAGTCTCATGTTAGTGAGCTTCTTTCACAAATCAAACAAGGTCAAAAGTGGAAAAGGAAATACAAAAAATTGAAAAAAAGAATTACCCAATTCGAACCTAAAAAGATAGTGGTGAAAGATGATGTCCGTGAAAAACGTATTTATACTATTGTGATTTCCATGTTACAAACACTTGGAATGACTGAGGCCACATGTGACATGGACTTGGACCTGCTCAGGTCCGCTGCAAATTGTCCCGAACTCATGTCCAGACACGCAAAAACTATTGCAGCTGGGGCTCTACATGCATGTATTAAACCTGAATTGAACAAGAGATTCATGCAAGAGAATATTGGTGTTTCTGTACCCACAATTGGTCAAGTGTCAAAAATTATTAAGAGTGTGTCAGTGAGAATTAATAACATTAATTAATAGTAATATGATTCCAATTGTCTTTATTGGTGGTCTCGCTGCTCTCACCGCCTATACCTACTATGGTCAGAACCTCGTGTCTGCCGAAGAAGCCAAGAGACTCATTAAGGATGGTAAGATAAAGAAGGTTATCGATGTTCGTACAATCACCGAATATCGCATGGGACATTACCCTAGAGCGCTTCATATCCCTGTTGATAAGATGAACGAAAAAACCACCACGGAACTCCCTAGGCGGGGATTACTCGTCTATTGCAACACTGGGCAAAGGGCCAGATTTGCAGCAGAGAAATTAGAAAGTCTTGGGTTCAAGGATGTGTACTACATCGCTGGACTTTACACGAGCTTACTTTAGAAT